TTGCATTTCAGCTAATGTTGCTTTTTCTGCGGCTTGAGCGTTTGCTTGAGCTTGTGCTTGTATATTAGCTTGCTGTCTATTTTGATCATCAGTTTGCTTACGCTTTCTTCTTTCTTTAAGCATTTGGTTAGCAAGTTTAATATTACTAACCTCTCTAAGATCAATAGCGTCTTCTAGGTTTATAGCTTGAGTTTTTAAAGCTATTTGAATGTTTTGTTCTAGCATTGCTTTTTCCTCTTCATCAGGCATTAAATTTAAAAATATACCAAAATCATGTATATTTAAATCTGATAACTCATCTAATGTTGAAACATTATATCTTGATATACTATTTTCTAAAGCTGTTCTAGTAAAAGGAAATTCTAATGAATCTGATATTCTTAATGCTACATTCTCACATGTTCTTGATGTTAGATACAACATAGCTTGAAGTAAGTGTCTAGTTGCTGTATTTGAATTAGCCGCTGCTAATTTTTGTAAACCAACTAACGCATTTTTATCTGGAGTACTACCATCTCTAGCTTCATTTAATCCAGTTACGTCTCTTATCATTTGTAAATAGTATTGATAAGTCTGTATTAGTGATTGTATTTTAGCACCACCAGATCCAGTTTGTAATTCTTGTATTGGTACTTTACCTCTATTTGGATCACCGTCTTGAGTTAAACTTCTACCAACAACAGATCCAGTTTGAAAATACATGTTTAAAGCTTCGGCTGGATTATAATTAGTTCCATTACCTAAATCAACTTCTGCTAAACCATCCATGTCTAAAAACACACCATCTGGAACTACTCTTGATAATACTTGTTGTATTTTAAGATGAGTTAACTGAATCATATCAGCAAAACCAGTTATTCTATTAACTAATGAATCTATACGTCCCTTATACATTCTAGGAGCACATATGTTGTAATTCATTTTAACTCTAGTAGTATCTGCAATTGGCCTAGTCATATGTTCAGCTAAACCCCATTTTAACATCATAGGATGCCCTAGTATTTTAGCTCCGCTATATAAAGTCTCTATAGTTCTAGAAACTCTTTCAAAACCATCATTTGGTGGTGGTGCGAAAGTATCAGGCTTTTCTAAAGCTTTTTCTAAACCATTAGCAGTTTGTTTAATTTTAAAAACTTGATCTGAATAAGTTTTATACTCAAAATAAACTATTTGTACTGTTTGCGAGTCGTTTCTACCACTCCAATTTCTTAAATATTCAGAATTTCCAGGATATTTTTGAATCCTAATCATTTCCTCTTCTGTTAAATTAGGAAATTGCATTTTTAAATCAGGTAAACTAACTGATTTTACTTCACCAACATAATAAATATCTTCAAAATTAGGATCTTCGGTATATGAATAAACCAAAGAAGCTGGATCTACATAATCTATAACAACACCTTCTGCTCTATTCCAGTTTGTTTTAACAGCACCAATACCTAAAATAGTTAAATCTTCACAAAACCTACGTTTAACTAAATCAAACTTGTTCCTATTTAAAACATCATTTATAACTTCTTCTTCAGCTATTTCTACTGATTGCTTATAATCTAATTGTAAATGAAGTTTAATTTCTTCTTCTGACTCTAATTGCAGTCTTTTGTACTGTGGTGACCTTAAGTCCATCCCAGTTGCTTGCTGTATTTGTTGCATTAACTCTCGCTCTTGAACATCTCTAAGAAGTTCTTCAGCGTATTTAGTTCTTTTTTTAGTAGAGAAAGGATCCACAGCAAAAGCTTTTATCTCATAGTTTCTTTGTGACATACCGTTAACAACTATGTCAACAAACTTAGGTATTACAGGAACTGGTTTCCAGTCTAAATTTAAATAAGATAAATCTCCATTTATAGCTAATTCATCTTTGTATTTTTGAACATTTTGTTCACCTCTAGCATATAATCTTAAATTGTGGTAATTAGTATAATTAGTAGCATTACCGCCTAACCCACCGCCTCCATAATTTCTAAACCACTCTCCTTCTATAGCTCTACCTACAGCAAGACCATATTCTAAAGTAGCTTTTTCTGCATCAGGTACAACTTGATCTGGAAATGAACTATTGTTATTATAAGAAATCTGATTCATTTATTTATTTTATTATTTTTGAAATTGACCCATCATTACTGTATCTTTTAATACCTAATTTTATAGGTTGGTATTTTTTTTCAGGATTTGGTCTGTATCTATTTTTGTTGCAAGCCATAATAGCTAAACCTGAGCTTATAGAAGCATCATGCTTAGTTCTATTGTTTATATTAAAAACAGCCCAATCTTCTAATGTCTTCTGATGATACATGTCACCTTGTCCAGTCTCTGTTGAGCCTATGTATTCTTCTATATAAGACTCTATCGCTGCTGCGTGTGCTTGTTTAATGTCTTCGCTTGAATTAGGTATTCCACCAATTTCTTTTTCTGTTACAGATAGTTTGTTCCAAATTTTATCAGGACGATTAATTGAAAAACCTCTATAACCTCTTCTTTTAAAATAGTATAATAATCTAGGTTTATTATTTTCAGCCAGTATTGGCATACCATAAAATATACAAGCCATTAAAACATCTTCAAAGAATATTTCAGCTGTTTGTGGCCTTGATATATATTCTAAAAAGAAATGATTAGGTGGTGCATCTTCCATAGAGAACTTAGTTAGCCCATGTAATGATCCATTAGATCCTTTGCCGTCTACAGTTCCTGATATGTCATAACTATCACAACCAAATGCGCCTATGTGATCATTGCCGGGATATTTACCTCCGTTTTTATTAATTATTCTATTTTGAACATTAACAGGCGGAACCCAACTAACTTTAAATCTACCATCTTTATTAGGAGAGAATATAACTCTACTATCTTTTATACCATTTTGCCACATAAAACTTCCTGTAGTAACCGCGGCTATACTATTAGAATCTAAATTATAATCTATTTGCTGATATATTTTTGTTAGATTAAATAAACTTTCTTTAGCTTCATCTCTAAAGGCATGCATTTCAGTTCTTGGAAATTGACGGTAATATTCATTTAAACTATCTTGGTCGTCTTTTAAACCATCTACTTCATTTTCCCAGTGTTCAATAACGCCTGTTGTAATTTCGTAACCGTCGACTCCTTTGATTGGATTTTTTTCTCTAATAAAGACAGGTGATCCGTAAGAATCCATGAATCCTTCGTAGTTCCATTCCATAGGGACGAACAAAGAATAGAGCCCAGAAGAAGTTTGTCCGTTTCTATTTCTTTTTGTAAC